CTGTGGCATACCTGACAAACCACAAAGTCGTTGCTGCTCTGAAGAAACTGCGCGCCGGTGGTTTTGCCGCTAATGACGGTCCGTTCCTGTTCAACACTGAGGGCGCAACCCTCGGCCGCGGCCCCACGCCGCTGAACTTGAACGGCTATCCACTTGCTTCCAGCAATCAGGTGCCTAGCACTCTGACGAAGGGCAGCAGCAGCGGCGTCTGTTCTGCCCTGCTGATGGGTGATTTCAGCCAGGCGATTGTCGGCTTCTACGGCAGTGGTCTCGAAATCACTGTTGGCGAGGATCAGGATGACTTCAGCAAGGCTCTGACCAGCGTTCGTGGGATCGTCTCCTTTGACGTAGCCGTGCGCGATCCGAAGAGCTTCGCTGCCATCTTGGACATCACCACCACCTGATAAGGAGGAGGGGCAGGCAACTGCCCCTTTCTTTCTATGAAAGTTTTAATCATTGCCTCCTGCGCTGCTGATGGCGAACACCTTGAGGCGGGTGAAAATTATGAACTGCCAGCGGCACTCGCTGAAACATTGATCCAGCTGGGCCGTGCTATCAAAGCGGTGGCTGTAGAAGAGAAGCCGAAAGCAACTCGAAAGGTCAAAGCAAATGCCACTAACTGAGGATCTTGATATTTTCTTAGAGGACTTTGGCGTGAGCTGCACCTCGGGTGCGACTACTGCCAAGGGCATTCTTGATATGCCTAGTCAGGTGATCAGTGATGGCATGGTTTTGACTACTGACTACACGCTCACGGCCCGCACGTCAAAATTCGGCAGCCTGATCCGTGGCAGTGCGATCACAGTGGATAGTGTCTCCTACACAGTGAGAGAGACCATGCTGATCGGTGATGGCTCGTTCGTGCAAATAGCCTTGCAGAAGACATGACCACCAAACGCGAGACGATTCTGGCTGCAGTGAAGACTGCACTCACCGGCACCACGGGCGTGAGCAACAGGATCTATCGCAGCAGGGTGGAGCCACTAGCACGCGGGGAGACCCCAGCGATTGTGGTTGAACCTATATCCGACAGCGCAGAGCAAAACACCAGCCTGCCGCGACTTGATTGGAGCTTGACGGTGCGCGTCGCCGTGATTGTGCGTGGCAGCATTCCGGACCAGGTGGCCGACCCGATTGTGGAGGATCTACACAGCAAGCTGATGGCTGATTTGACGCTTGGCGGTTATGCAATCGACATTCAACCGCAGGGCGTAAACTTTGATCTGTCAGAAGCTGACCAGCCATCTGGCGTGATCACCTGTGATTACTTGATCCGATACCGGACAAGCGTCAACAACCTGGCTAGTTAGACTGCAGAAAAAGGACTCGACCAATGCCGCTTCTCAGCCGTAAGCGCCTGATCCTTACCAAAATTGAGGCCACCTACTCGACCGATAGCAGTCCTGCAGGTACTGATGCAGTATTGGTGCGCAATTTGGATGTGACCCCGATTGAGGCTGAAACCGTCAGCCGAGATCTGATCCGTCCTTATTTGGGCAACAGCACTCAGATCCTTGCCCAGACACGGGTGATGATCAAGTTCGAGGTTGAGCTGGCCGGTTCCGGTACTGCTGGCACGGCTTCTCGGGTTGACTCCCTGCTGCGGTCTTGCGGCTTTGCTGCTACCACTACCGGTTCGGCTGTGACTGGTACTGCTCAGGCCGGATCCGCTGGCAGCATCACTCTGGCTGCTGGTTCTAGCGCAGTGGATGGGTACTACATCGGCATGGTGATCAGTATCACCGGCGGCACTGGTAGCGGCAGCAAGGGCATCATCACCGGTTATGTCGGCAGCAGCAAGGTTGCCACCGTTCAGAAGTCCACCGCAGCGTTCACCCCTGCAGCGTCTAGCACTTACAGCATCAGCGCCAATGTCGGCTATCGCCCAGTCAGCAGCAGCTTCGCTAGTAGCACCATCTACTTCAACAACGATGGCGTGCTGCACAAGGCCACCGGCTGCCGCGGCACGTTTGAGTTGTCCATGGAAGTTAACGAAATTCCGACGATCAACTTTGAGCTGACCGGCATCTACAACGCCCCGACTGATACCGCAGCACCGACTGCCACCTATAGCGATCAGGCCACTCCGCTGATCTTCAAGGCTGACAACACTCTGGCTGTGAATGTGCTTGGTTATAGCGATGCCTGCATCCAGTCCATCAATCTGGACCTGGCGAATGAGATCGTCTACCGCGAGCTGGTTGGCTGCACTAAGCAGGTGCTGATCACCAACCGTGCGCCTGCCGGTGAGGTGATGATTGAGGCGCCGACCATTGCGGCTAAGGATTACTTCACCGCCGCAACGGATGAGACCACCGGCCTGCTGTGCTTCCAGCACGGCACCACTGGCGGCAACATCGTGACGATGGTGGCCCCAACGATTGACCTGGGCAATCCTACCTATGACGACAGCGACGGCATCCAGATGCTGAACCTGCCATATATTGCAATTCCCAGCTCTGTTGGCAATGATGAGGTGGTTCTGACTTTCGCCTGATGGCATTTGTCCTCAAACAATCCACCTCTTACAAGTGGCCGGTAAGCGTGAAGCTGCCGGCCGATGGTGGCAAATTCGAGAAACAAACCTTCGACGCAGAGTTCAAGCGGTTACCTCAGGCGCGGATCAACGAGATCCAAACCGAGGTGCAGGTGCGCATCAAGGCAGCCGAGCGCAATGAATCCACTGATGGCGGCATCAGCGATCAAAGCATTGCTGATGAACTGCTGGTCGGATGGGCTGGGGTGGTTGATGCAGACGGCGATGAGGTGCGCTTCTCCGAGGCGACCAAGCAACAGCTGCTCGATATTCCAACCGTGGCCGCGGCCATCATCGTGGCTTACTTCGAGAGCCTGACGGGGACGAAAGCAAAAAACTGAGAGACGCCGCCCGCTACTGGACGAAGGGCGGCGTGATTGATCAGACAGCAGATGATGCCAAGCTGTTTGGCATCGAGCTGGATATTGAACCAGACGATGAGCACTTTGAGGTTGAGCCTGATGCTTGGCCTGCAGTGCAGGCATTCCTGCGCTGTCAGACGCAATGGCGCACGGGCCCAGGCGGCCTCGTTGGCCTGGACTATGCAGCCCTGGCGTGGACCTTTACACTGTATGAGGTGACCGACCCAGCTGCTTTGCTTGCCGACGTGCAGATCATGGAAGGCGAGATCCTGCTGGTAATGCATGAACGGGAGAATTGAGCATGGCCCTGGACATGACGGCTGCAGTCAAGATCAAGGCCAGCGTTGATGGCATTGCTCAGATTGACGCATTGCAGCGAAGTTTGGGCAATGCGGATAAGCAAGCAACCGGATTGCAGGGCGCATTCGGGCGGATGCGTGGGGCATTAGGTGCATTGTTGCCGGCTGCTGGTGTGGCTGGATTGGTGGCATTAGGCAAGCAATCAGTTGATGCTGCTGACAATTTGAATGATCTCAGCCAACGCACTGGGGTCGCGGTTGAAAGCCTGAGTCGCTTTGGTAATGCGGCGAGGGATTCGGGAAGCAATGTTGATGAGGTGGCCAAGGCAATGGGGAAACTAGCGCGAAGCGTTGTGGATCCTTCCTCTAGAGCGAACGAAGCACTTAAGTCGATTGGTATAAATGCAACAGATGCAAGCGGCAAAATCCGCAGCATGGATCAAATCATGTTGGATGTTGCCGGAAAGTTCTCTGGCATATCAGATCCAGCAAAGAAAGCACAACTGGCCTTTGATCTATTTGGCAAGGCTGGAACAAACCTGATCCCAATGCTCAACCAAGGCCGTGAGGCGCTTGAGCAGTATTCAGCAACGATCACAACTGAAGGAGCGCAGGCGGCGGATCAGTTCAATGATTCGTTGAATGCAGTCGGCAATGCAGTAGCCGGACCATTCAATCAGGCGATCACTGCACTACTTCCGGTGATCACAAGCCTGGCCCAAGGTATCGCCGGAGCCCTGCAAGCATTCAGCGCATTGCCCGGCCCAGTGCAGGCGATCATCGCTGGTTTCGCTGCATTGGTTGTCGGCATCTTGGCCCTTGCTCCAGCGATCAGTGCCGTGATCACTGTCTGGGGTGCGCTTTCTGCAGCACTTGCAGGTGGTGCAATTTTTGCAAAAATTGCCGGCACGCTTGGCGCTGTGGTGCCTGCAATCACTGCAGTTGGTGGTGCACTGGCTGGATTGGCCCCAGTCTTGATTGGCATCTTCACCGGCCCCGTTGGTTGGATCACCTTATTGGTTGCTGCTGGTGTGGCGATCTTTGCATTCCGAGACAAGATTGGCGCCGCATTTCAAGCGATTGGGCAGGTGCTGAGAGCAGCAGCACAAGGATTCATGACTAATTTTGTGAACCCTGTAAAACAGTTTATGGCTGGATTATTTCAAAACATTGTGCAGGTGTTTGGCCGTCTTGGTCAGGCGCTGAGCGCACCATTTCAGGCTGCTGTTGGTGTTGTTCGGAATGTGGTTAACAGCATGATTGGCGGCATTGAACGAGCTGTGAATGGCGCAATCAGTGCGCTTAATCGCTTGATTCAAGGCGCCAACGCAGCATTGAGTCGGCTCAATTTGCCAAGTATCCCGACAATACCCATGGTTTCCCTCCCTCGTTTTGCTGAGGGCGGCATGGTCAACAGGCCGACCATGGCAATGGTGGGTGAAGGTGGCGAGCCAGAATACATTGTGCCGCAATCGAAGGCAACGCAATTCGCTAACAACTGGCTATCTGGTGTGCGCGGTCCAGCTGCAATCCCTCGTTTTGCTGAGGGCGGCATGGTGAACGCACCTGCAATCAACATTCAGACCGGCCCTGTGATGCAACAAGATGGCAAAAACTACGTGACGATGCAGGACCTTGAGAAGGCGATGCAGACTGTGGCATCCAGTGTGCTCAACAACAGCCGCACCAACGCAGGCCGTCGCTTTGTTGGTGTTGGCGCATGACGGCAGAGAATCGCGCACAGTCGCAATACCTGAGGATTTTTAACGATTCGTCCACGTTCTATCGGTGGCAGAACTACTACGTCGGGCAGACCATCACGCTTGATAGTGCCAGCTGGTCATACCATCCATTCGACTGCAACGGTCTGACATCAGGCACCACTGGTGGTGATTCGCTGCTCAGTATTGGGGTGCCTGCAACCAGCGTGGCAGTCACAGCATTTGAGGCGGCGTTGAGCAATAACTACCTGTGCGAGATCAAGATGTATCAGTTCTACTCTGCACTCAATCAAATCGCGCCGCAACTCAGTCAGATCCTGATCGGTACGTTCGTGGGTGAAGTGATCGGCATCAGTGGATCATTCATCGAGTTGCAGATCAAGCTCGGCTCTAGCCTCTCCCCAGTTGGTGCCCAGGTGCCACCTAGGAAATACACTGGGGCATTGGTGGGCGCACCGATCCGGCTATGACCTACAGCCAGCCGCTATCACTGCTGCCCCTGCAGGCTGGTGTCGTTGTCACGCCTCTGACCGAGAGCGCCGCACAGGGCAACCGCACACTCGATACACAGCAGCGATCGGTGGTGATTGGTGAGCCGATCCCGATCATCTTTTGCCGCCGCCGGGACAGCATCGGCGGAGTCTTTGTCAGCCCTGCTGCTACGGAGGGTAGGTTTGCCAATAACGCAAGCACCAACCTGCTGACCGTTGACTACGAGCTGGTACTCAGCGAAGGTGACATGCCCCAGCTGCAGAAGAACGATTGCTGGCAGGGCGCGTGCAGGGTAGGCACCTGGACGCAATCGTATGACACGCGGGCCGGTACGTTCACGCCAGGCAATGTGACCACTGTGGTTGCAGGTAAGACCCCGTGGAATTGTCCGACCTTCTGCGGCACTGGCGGCAGCTATGACAATCTCACGACGCTGCGTTTCACCTACACCTACGCCGACGGTTCAACCAACTGGAATAAGCAGCTGCATGTATTTGTGCGTCAGGGTTTGATCGTCACTCGCATCATGGATAGCGTGGTCGGTTCAAGCGATAATTTCATTGATTTTGCGAAGTATCTGATCACGCAAACGGCAAGGCTGCCGGCCAGCATGATCGACAACACTGCGATGCTGGCAGCCGCGACATTCCTCAATGCCAATAATTTCAGATATAACGGCATCTATTCCAAGTCATCTAACCTAGAAGACTGGATGACTGAAACAGGATTCGGTTTCCTGTTGAAGATTAGCGACAACAACGGCAAAAAAGGGTTCCGTCCATTACTGCCGACCAATGCCAATGGCACGATCAAGACCACCGCAATCACTCCTGAGTTCACCTTCAGCGAGGAGCACATCATCCCGAATGGCTTTGAGATTGAATATATCCCATTAAGTGAACGCAAATCGATTGCTGCATTGATGTTGTGGCGACAGCAACCTGACAACAGCATCGAGCTGATTCGCAATACTGTTGTGAGGTTGCCAGGCACTGCAGCTGATGGGCCGTTTGAGCAATATGACCTGAGCCAATATTGTGTGACCGAGGCTCATGCCGTCAAAGTTGGTGCGTATGTTGTTGGCAAGCGGCGGTTAGTCAAGCACACGCTCAGAATCAAGGCACGCCCTGGTGCATATAGCAGTTCACTGAGCACGGGCAGCATTGTTCGCGTGAAATTGCGGCGAGAGACCAATGTAGCGGCGATCGAATGGCATGATTACTTTTACGAGGTAGAGCGAATCGGGAAGAGTGTTTCGGGTGTTGTCCAGTTAGATCTTGTCCATTTTCCGGTTGATAGCCAAGGCCGCAGTTTGCTTGCCCTTCTAGTGGATGGCGCAACACCAAGCGGCTATGACTATTCGACAGGTGCGGGCAGCTTTACCTGTGACGTGAATGATCCCAATGACCCTAACCCATTGCCAGACGATCCTGGGGACCCGATCCCCTACCCTGATTTGCCAACAATTCCTCCTCCCGAAGATGACGGTGATCCGCCAGACGTGCCTAATCCAGACGATCCGCTGGATACGATCCCGCCAATTACATGGACCGGGACGCCGAATCTTGGTAATACATTGACCGTAGATACTGTTTGCGCCAATCAAATTACGAATTGGTATTTGATAGATGCAAATACTGGTGAGGAGGAATTGGTCTCAGCAAATTCCGCGACGTATTATATCGATTCGACCAATTCTGGATTGTTAGGCAAGATGGTCTACGTCGAGGCTTGCTGCGTCGATGCTGGCACACCTAGCGGATATACATGCCGCAGGTCTGCGGGGGAAGCGATTGGTGGGGCATGGACTGAGGTGCCAGGTGGTGTTGGTAAATTGCTTTACATAACAGGGACTCGAAACATCTCGACTACAGCTTCAACGTGGTGCCCTCAAAGTGGCAATACGGGTCAAGCTAATCCAGGATCTTCAACTACTGAACAAATCAGTATTGGTCCCTTTCTAGGTCGAAAAATCTTACGCTATAGATTCATAGGAGGTAGCAGTGAAACCCTTTCAACTACTTGCGGTGATTCGAGTGGTAATTATACGAATTACTTTTATTTCGTAGAGTATGAATACGAGCCTTCTCCTGGAGTTCCTGCTGGAACGATAGATGGACAGGGAATTACAAGCATCCAAAATTTTGCACAGATTAACAACCAAGTAAGTTTTTCTGTCACATATACACATACACTCACTGTTCAGCTTGTTTAATGGCCACCTTCCCCGCGCTAACTCCATCCACCCGCAGCTATGTGCCTGGCGTGCAGCCTAGCACTTCAATCAATACGCTCAATGGTGATGAAATGAGCGTGCGGAATGGCAATACAGCCAATGGCTACCGACTCAGGCTTGGATTCAACCTGCTGACTCGCAGTGATCATTTCAGCCTTCTGTCTCACTATGCACTGCACGGCCGATTTGTGCCGTTCGACCTGGATGCAACAACGCTAACTGGATCCGGCTTGACCTTCCCAGCAACATACCTATTCATCTATGCAGACACTCCAGAAACGGAGGAGATCTGCGGACAGATCACTGCAACGGTTGAACTTCAACTGATCCCGTCTTACACGATATAGCCATGTCTGATTTCCCGTCGCTCAAGCCGAATCAAATCAACTATGACTTTGGCCAGCCCAACATCAGCGAGCTGTCAATGACAGGCAGCGGGCCGATCAGGTTCCGCCATTCGCTCTACATCAACAACTACAACCTGACCCTTGAATACACCAACCTCACCGCAACTGAGATTCAGTTGATCCGTGATCACTACTTTGCCTCAGCAACTATTCACGACTACTTCGAGGTGCCCGCCCTGATCTGGGGCACTGCGTCGATCGTGCCGACTGATTCGCTCTACCGTTACGTCTCACCGCCCCAAGAAGTGCAGCGCAGCGTTTATTTCGATGTTACTGTTGAGTTGCGCGTCACCCATGGCAACCTGCTGCTCTACATCCTGGATGGTGGCGATGCCACCGTGCCGACCGAGACGGCATTCACATCATTTGCGTTGACTGGTTATCAGCCCTTTATCCTGAATGGGAACGGGGCTAACCTTTCAAGCATCACCGTCACTCACATTTTCAACGGACAAGGGGCTTAATCCATGCCGACGCCAACGACCGTTCAGGCCAGGTTCCAAGTCCGTGCTGATACTGCAGCAAACTGGACGGCAGCAAACCCTACGCTGTTGCTCAATGAGATCGGCATCGAGACAGACACCAAGAAGCTGAAGCTAGGAGATGGCACGACCGCCTGGGCGAGCCTGGCTTATTTCCCGTCGATTGTGACTGGCGGCACGGTGCTCGGCAACCTGGAGATCGGCACCACGGGCACACTGACGTTTGAGGGCAGCACGGCTGATGCGTTTGAGACAACGCTGGCGGTGGTTAATCCAACAGCAGACCGTACGATCACGCTGCCTAACATCACCGGCACCGTTGTCACGACAGGTGATACCGGCACCGTCACCAGCACGATGATTGCTGATGGCACCATCGTCAATGCCGATGTCAATGCCTCCGCTGCGATTGCCGGCACCAAGATCAGCCCGGACTTCGGCGCTCCTGTAGTTCATCCACTTGGAGCTGCTGCCACACCAAGTCTTACCTTTACTGGCGATCTAAACACCGGCATCTTCAGCCCCTCTGCTGACACCATCGCATTTAGCAAAGGCGGCAACGAGGCATTGCGCATCGACTCCAGCTCACGCCTGTTACTTGGCACGTCTTCTGCTTTTAGTGAATTTAACGGACCAGATTCGAGCGGTTGGACTGGTCTGTGTTATGTAGCCGATAATCGCTATAACTCAACTTTTCACGTTTCTAACTGGACAAACAACGCTAGTCACAATAACTCAGGCGGAACAATAATGATGCTTAGCCGCTGCAAAAGCGGAACTATCGGTACACACACTTCTGGCGCACTTTCAAGTGGAGAGGACATCGGGCGTATAAACTTTAATGCTTCTGACGGCACAAATTTTATTACAGCAGCCCTTATCCAGGCGGAGGTAGACGGCACTCCTGGCGCTAATGACATGCCAGGCAGGCTCGTACTGAGCACGACCTCGGACGGGGCCAGTTCTCCGATCGAGCGGGTGAGGATTAATAGCTCTGGGAATGTGGGCATCGGTGCAATTAGCGGCATTGTTGCAAGGCTTCATGTTAGGGCTGCAGATAGCGACACACCTGCAGTTTTGCTTCGCCTCGAACAGTTTAATGCCGCAAATACTGATGGTGCTCGTCTTGAGATCCAAGCAAATGCTGCAAATGATCTTGTCATCTACGACTCAACCGGCACAAATGCGGGTGGCCATGTATTTGAAACAGGCGGCACTGAAGCCTTACGCATTACAAACGACGGAGTTATTTGCTATAACCAACCTTCACCAACTTCCAAATCTGCAGCCGCAACACTCACCGTTGCTGAACTGAAGACTGGCATTATTCAGTACACCGGATCCGCTGCCACTTTGACACTTCCCACAGGAACACTGACGGAAGGTGGTTTCTCTGGCATCTACACCAACATGACCTTTGAATATTCCGTGATCAATACCGGCTCTGGTACTTGCACCATTGGCGCTGGTACTAATCACACCATTGTTGGTGCTGCCACCATTGCCTCTGGTGCTTCCGGTCGATTTGCCGCACGCCGCACTGCTTCCAACACGTTTATCAGCTACCGCCTGAGCTAGTAGTTCCTTTCACTAGCCATGCTGATACTTGGCACTGCAATTAAACTTGCCGTACAACCCAACTGATCATGGCTAAAACTCCCGAGGCTTCTGCTCCTGTAGTCACTTGGCACATTGCCAATCTGGAACGGGAAACCGCCGATGGCTTCGTGTTCACTGCCCATTACACGATTGACATGAACGACGGCACCTACAACGCCGGCGCATACGGCAGCATCGGTTTTGAGCGCCCTGAGAACCTGATTCCCTTCGCCGATCTGACCGAAGATCTGGTAGTGCAGTGGGTGCAGGAAGCCCTTGGCGGCGACGAAAAAGTCACCGAAATCCAAACCGCCCTCCAGGCACAACTGGATCAGCAGCACAACCCCACCAAAGCCGCTGGGGTGCCTTGGTGATGGACAAGCGTCTGTCGATTGTTGGTGCCATCTTGGCGCTGCTTACCACGGTGATCGGCACGACTCTTGCCATTGATTCACGGTATGCCAAAAGCCAAGAGGTACAGGACCAGTTCTGCCAAGCACGCAAACAGCAGCTTCGTGATCGAATCTTTGAACTAGATTTGAAACCGCAGCAATCTCCAAGCGATAAAGCACTGCGAGAATACTTGCAACAGCAATTGAGAGATGGCTGTCAAAAGTAAGGTCGGCACGGCACGGGTTGAGCATCAGCCTGGTCCGCCTAAGACCACCCGGCAGGGCTATGGGCAGCAGTCCAGGCCTCGCCGGCGTGGTCGCAAGCCACTCAGAGGCCAAGGTCACTGATATGGATCCTGACACCCGCGAGAACTGGCGCAAGATTCGCGATCACCTCAAGACTGTCGGGAAGACGGATAACCACTACTACCGCCGCGCGGTGGCAATCCTGCAGGGCAGGTCAGACCCATTCGATCGCTATTCTGGAGTTAAGCCAAGTGCTGCCGGTGAGCGATGATTCTAAGAACGTGGGCACTGTGCTCACCCAGTCGCTGCCGGCCGCCCTGGCTGCTGGGATGGTAGCTATTGCCGGCCTGTTGATCTCGATGCAGGTGCAGTCGGCCAGGATCGAGGCCACGATCGTGCAGATGGCTAAGTCGCTGGATGAGTTGAAGATGGATGCACGGGCGCAGCTCACCGAGCTGGATCAGCGTGTGCGTGACCTTGAAATGCGCCCATAATCAGATAGCCAGACCATCTAGCAATGTCCGCCGAAACTCTAGCGATCATCGCGATCATCGTCGCCGCTGGTTCTGAACTCATCGCCATGAGCAGCCTCAGGTCAAATAGCTGGGTCCAGCTTTTGCTGCAGGCACTGAAGATCATGTTTCCAAAGCGCCGCTGAACAATGGCCAACACGGCACCGATCACCCTGCAGGCACTGTTTCGGTATTACAAAGGCCTTCCCCATCAGACCGCAGCGATCAGTTTGCTGGAGCAGGACCTAGCCGCCAACGGATACCAAGCAACGATGCGGCGTGATCGGCCGTGGTTCGAGGCCTGGAGTCAAGATGGCAAGCAGATCGACCTATCGGCTGGCATCAACCTAATCAAACAGTTCGAGGGCGTCCATCTCACTGCATATCCCGATCCGCTAAGCGGTGGCGAACCCTGGACTATCGGCTATGGCACCACGCGCTACAGCGGCGGCGTGCCGGTCAAACGCGGCGACAAGATCAACATGATCGAGGCCGACATGCTGCTGCGGCTTGAGGTCGATCGGATCGCCAAGAAGTTGGCCACCACCATCCCCAACTGGAAGGTGATGGATGACAATCAGCGATCGGCGTTGGTGAGCTTCGCCTACAACCTGGGCGAGGGCTTCTATGGCACCGCCGGCTTCGAGACTATCACCAAGGTGCTGCGCAACCAGGCCTGGGACCAGGTGCCGAAGGCCATGGAGTTGTACAGGAACCCTGGCAGTAATGTCGAATTTGGCCTGCTCCGTCGCCGTAAAGCCGAGGGCGAGCTATGGGGTGACCATCGGCCAAAGCAGCAACAGGAGCCCGCCAAGCTCACGCCGGATTCATCATTCATCGCCCGCATCACGCCACACATCCGGCTGGGTGAGTTTGCGCTAGATCAGGAGGCCAGACGGTTTGTGCACCAGTATCAGGTGAACACTGCAGCGGAGCTGGCGGCATTCCTTGAGTGCGTACGGCAACGGTTCGGCGGCAAGGGCATCATCATCACCTCGGGCTATCGGCCGGCCGCAATCAATGCCTCAGTTGGCGGCGCCACCAACAGCGAGCACCTCTACTCAGCGCCGGGTATCGGTGCTGTCGATTTCGTGGTGGATGGCGCCGATATGAAAGCTGTCGAGAAGTGGTGTGATAAGGAGTGGCCATTCAGCCTCGGCTACGCTGCACCGGCCTTCATT